TCTTCTACCTTGGCTTTAGGTTCTTCTTTAGATGGTGTAGATACTGCCTCTATCATTTCCATAAAAGGCATCTCTTCTTTTACCATGGCAACCATTTCTTCTTTTAATGTTTCAATAGGAATCTCTTCCATTATTGCTGCTACCATTGGTGATTCCATTACAATTGCACCTGTTGTACGTGAAGCTATCTCAAATGTTATTTCTTTATTTTCTATATTAACTTCTAGTCTTGTACCTTCTTCCAGGTTACCAGATAATCTAAACTCTTCTTCTATCTTAGATTCTAATCCAGATATAATGTCATAGATTTCATTTTCTGTAAGCTCTGTTGTATTTAATGCTTCGTTAATATCTTCTATCTCTTCTACTGACAGTGGTTCGTGGTCATCAATTGGAAAATCTAACCTTAATTCTGCACCCAGTAAGTTTGGTCCAAGATTAGATGTACTGGTATTTAATGAGCCATCATAACCTTCCCAGTACCATTCGTATGACGCTGCACCTGTACCATTGTAAACAAGGTTATCTAAATTTCGTACACTATTACTATTATAACCAGAGTCATCTAATCTTGTAGTTGTCATCTGTGCAAGTGTGTTGCCAGCTGCATCTTTTATTTTTACATGTAGTTTGTAACTATCTTGTGCACCATTTGATCCACCACAAGGAGTTGCTGAACCTCCCCATTCACAGTTTTGCATACTAATTAAACTGTTTAAATGTATACCACCATTTAATTTTCTTTGTGTTGCAGTGTATGTTGTACTAGCCTCAACACCTGTCACACCAACTAATGTACCACTTGCGCCTACTTTCATTTGATAACTTGCTTCTAACTCATTATTAAACGCTGTACCACATGCATTATTAACTTGTGTTGGACAAGTTATAGTAAAACCATTGTGTGTAGAGTTATTATTTAATGCACCTGTAGATCCAGATTGCACACCATCTAAATCAAATTGATCCAGGCTGGATGATGTTGTGCCTGCGTTTGGTAATATGTTTGTTGATGTTGCAGTGTCTTCATCAGCAAGACCTACTGAACTTGCAAACCAAGATAGCATTAACCAAAATAAACCACCCAGTAATATATAACTCCACCATCTCATTTTAATATTAATTTTACAATAGATTTTTCGCCAAGATATATTTCTGTTTCTGCTTTTGATTTTATACATTGGTAATCTATACGACTTGTACCTGATCTCATTGCAATACGTTTAGCTTTCAAACAAGTAGACATAGAGTCTTGTATTCTGTGCTCCTTAATTTCTCCATTTACAATCATTAGTAATGCAACTACTACTTCAATCATTAGTGATCTCCGTTACCGTTTTTTCTAACTTTATCTTTTAATTTTTCAACATCAATCAACGCTTTTTCTAATTGTTTGTTTAGAAATTGTATGTTAACTTTGTTGGTCATATTTTGTTCTTGAGTTATCTCAAGTTTCTCTGTTGACTTATATAAATCTTCTATCAACATAAACTGTTCCTGATCGGTCGGCAACTGTTCTGATTTTTTAAGTAGATCTGCTTGAAACAATTCTCTTGATGTCTCTAAACTTGTTAGTCTAGCTGTAATTTCTGTGTAGGCCAGCACTCCAGAAATCACGCCTGCTATTATCATTAACATGTTTTTCATCGGCATGCTAACTGATGTGTTCTCTGATATTTTCATTTCTTTTTCCTCATGTAATGTTTAGAGGGTTCATAGTCCCATCGTTTACCATGGTGTCCTCTTAAATCTGCGTACCACATTCGTAGTCTAACTACCCATTTTCTTACTGGTCTAGGCATCTTTTTTCTTCTTCTTACATTTACAACGAGGTGCAAATAAAAAATTATTGATACGTTCAAACAAATTATCAATAGCACCAAAAAATTTATATAAAAATTTATCTATCATTTAAGTTTCTCTATTTTAATTTTTCTATCCATCTTATCTAATTCTTTTGTCATTTCTTTTTGTGCTTTTTTATCAGCTTTTTCTCTGTCTTTAATACGTTTAACATATGTTTTATAATCAGGTCTTTCATGACCGTATCTAGACCACAATGCCATCGCCTCATTACCAATTTTACCATCGATAGGGCAAACGGTACCGGCTGATATCATAGATTCAAAAACACGTTCATCCTGGCACAATATAGCCACGGCTGCTACACGCATGCCAAAGTCATTAAGTATCCTTGCCAATTTTAATCGTTCACAATTTTTATCAATAAAATGTTTTCCACCACTTACACCAAAACCAAATGTCTGTACACCAAGTGATCCACCTACTGCACACACGTCTTGTGTCATAGAATTGTATGAAGGTGATGAAGCTGTTGGTGGTGCTGATTTTATATTAGAATTAGATGTTGAATTAGTTGTACTGTTTGATGATGATCCAGACTGATATGTTGTTGCTCCTCCAGTATAACCACCTTCAATTGATGTGTTAGATCCACTTACGTTGCTTTGTGTTTCTGCTGAATGTGTTGGTCCACCAAATAGGGCTAACAAGGTTAGCATAAATATTAACAGAGCTGTGAATCTGTAATTCATGCGTAGGCCTTTCATTACTTTAAATATAATATTGCTATCGCTGCAATTACACAACATCTGTAAGTAAAAATTGTTTTATTAGAGCTTATATAAATCAATTTAATTTTATCAATTATTTTATCAATCATGTTTTTTTTCCTCAATCTCATAGAAGAACTTATCAGTATCTTCTGTTTTCCAGTTGCCTGAGTCCTCTACATTCCATTCATTTGTTTGAACTTTCCAGTCAGGAATATTGTCCTTAACTGTAAACGAAGGTAGATCCCAAATTATTCTATTGTTTGGCTGAGCCGCATAGTTGCCGTCTTCCAACGCAATTATGTGAGCGCACTTATGTTCGTGCGGTATTTCCGAATGATCGGTATCAAGTATATTAGTCTCTGGATGAGCAAAGTCAATAGTAAATAAGTATTTACCGTGATGCCATTTTTTATCTTTACCTATGTATTTACCAGATGCTGCACTTAGAAGATCAAATACAGTAACAGCAGGATAATAACTAAAACTATTCCAAAGCTGAAGTTCATCAAGTCTTTTGGTTGGAACAGCTTCCGGTTTAAAACCACGTTGAATAAAAGCCGTAATTGGTAAGCGATAAAATATTGCGCCGTTTTCCATGATAGCATGCCATAAAATAGCCCTACCACCCATGCATGTGATCCCAAAGATAATACAGTCCTCAACTTCTCCGTGATGTTTTTTACAATCATATAAATACTCTCTCCTTATTTGTGCGTAAGTTGCGGGTATGTTTGCATTTAGGTAAGCCATAATAATTATCCACTTATTTCTCCCCAACTATTTCCATGTTCATAATCAACTTTATTAGGGATTTTTAGTTTAACAGCATTTTCCATAATCTCAATAATTTTTTTAGCTTGATTCTCTGATTCTACAGAAATATCCAATTCATCATGTATTTGTATGTGTGGTACAATGCCTTCTTTGTATAAATCTAGCATAGCTTTTTTTGTCATGTCTGCTGCTGATCCTTGTATTAATTTATTCAATGCTTTGTAAGTATATGCTCTTCTAACTTTTGGTTTAATACTATCTTTAATTTGATCTAATGTAATCTCATTCATTTCAAGTTTATACTTGTTTCTTTCTTTTTCAGTTTCTAATTGTTTAGTTATAGATTTTTCTATTGCTTCCGCTTTAGTCATTGGAGGACTAAGAACCCCAGGAGTATATTCATTTAATTCCCATTTATCAAATCTACATCTTCTTTTTAAAAGAGTAGTAATATATCCAGACATTGCTGAATCTTTAGAAGTGTTATTCATTAAATTTTTAACAAAAGGCACGTGGTCGTGATATTTATTAAATAATGTTTCAGCTTCATCTTTAGTTACACCTAATTCAGCCTGTAATTTTGCTTTACCCATACCATAAAATAATCCAAGATTAATAGTTTTAGCTTGCGTCCTAGAAATATCTGCCATGTCTGCTACAGTTTGGTGAAAATCAAATGGTTTTCCTGCATCCTCATCAAAATTATGAAACGCATCAACAATGTTTTTCACTTCTTTTGAATTACGAAGACCTTGACTTGAGGCCGCATAGTGTACAACTAATCTTGGTTCTTGTTGTGAGTAATCAAAACAACCCCACGTATGATTTTCTTCTGGAATAAATAAGGATCTAATCATAGGTCCTAGCTGCTTGTTTCTCGCTGGAATTTGCTGTAAATTAGGATTTGAGTATGAGAATCTACCTGTAACTGTGCCTCCACCCTCGCCTCGAATAGGGTTTATATCTGCATGTATTCTGCCTTTGTATTCATGTCTTATAATTGTATCAATAAATGTTGTATGTGACTTGTTTATCTCTCTAGCCTTTGCTATACATTGCACCATGGGATGTTCATGAGTAGAAAGAAAATTTTTAGTAAAAGAAGGTGCGTTTGATTTTAAAGTTCTTTCATAAGGTAACTTTAATTTATCAAAAACTTTGGCAATACTTCTTGCTGCCCATATCTGAGGTTCTATTCCTGTTTCTTTTTTTATTTTTAGGAGTAATATTTCTTCTTCTGATGCTAGCTTTTTCTTTATTGTATGAGCTTTTTGAACGTCCACTCGAACGCCTTTAACTTTCATATCTATAAGACATGGAAACAATTGAGTTTCTAAATTAAATACATTTGTAAGATCTTGTTTTTTTATTTCTTTAGATAACTCTTTAAATAATTTTAAAGTTAATTCAGCATCTTTTTCTGCATAAGAACCAACGTCCATATCGGGTAGTTTCCACATCTCAGCTTTAGGATCTACTCCAGCTTTATATGCAGCGTCTCTTAATGCTGTTTCATCTTTAACTTCACCTAAATATTCATAAGAAGCACTATTTAAAGAATAAGAAAATTTATTTTCATCAACCAATGCAGCCATAACCATTGTATCTATAATGTGTCCATTAAATTTAACTCCATATGCTCGTAACCAACAGACATCATACATAGCGTTGTGAAATATTTTAGGAACAGGCAATGCACAAACATCTTTAATCCAGCTCATAACACTAAGTTCGTCCCAATGATTTTGTTTTAAATGTCCAAAAGAATAATATCCAGACCATCCTTCTACAGCTACAGCTATTCCTACAATTTCACCCTCTCCAATTAATGCGCCAGAGCCTCGTGTTTTTAACGTTGGGTCTCTAGTCTCTAAATCAATTGCTATGTACTTGTGGTCTTTTAAATCTGGAAAAGAAGTAGGACTGTTCCATTCTGTTTGAGCTTTTGGCATTATAAAATCAATGCTCCTAATATAATGCCAGTTGCAAAACATATTTTACGAGAGTGGTCTATCCACAATATCTCTAATTTAAATCTTAATTCATTAATCATTTGTAATCCCTTTCAATTATCATTTCTATAAAGTGTATTGCTTTTTCTAAGTCTTGTTTCTTTCCTTTGTCTCTATGTCTTATGATGTACTTTATAGCACACCCTTCTGGGTAAAGCAATTCGTTCTCAATTACAAACTTGCTTGGTTGTATTTTATATTTTTGGTAATGGTTTCCACCTATTTGTTTATCATATGTTTTCATAATACTATCCATATCCATGCCGAAGTCATGATTGTTAAAAATAATAAATCCATTGCTGCTGGGCTCATATTATTTGTTCTCCTATTTTATAATAATTTGCTGTCAGTGGAGCTAAGATATATAATCTCTGCATTGCTCTTGTTACACCAACAAAAAATAATCTATGTGAAGTGTCCGGATCTTCTAATGCTTTTTGTGATAACATTTCCGATTGTTTTTCTGTCCCATAATCCATGCATAGAATAATGTTTTCTCTTTCTCTACCTTTTGCACCATGTATCGTGGACAATTCTATTCTTGGATCTGTTGATAAATCATCTCCACTTTTTATAATACTTTTTATATATTTTTTAACATCGTCATCAAAATTAAGCTGTTGCCAATCACCCTCAATTAATAATCCATGATCCTTTTTTAAAATATCTAATGAAACTAGTTCATCACCTTTTAGTGTTTTACCACTAGCATAGCCATATTTTATATGTCCTTTATTGTAATTTAAATACTCCCATATTTTTTTAGCATCATCAATGTTTACTAGTTCACCTTGATTTAATTTAATCCAAGTTCTATATGCTTCTAATGTTTTTTGTGGCAAAATAGTATTTCCTTTACCAAAAATTCTTAATCCTTCTCTATAAAAATGTTCTGCAAATTCTTTTAACAATTTATTTGTTGTTGCTAAAACCATCCACTCTCCCTTACTAAAATTTATTTCTTCTAAAAAACAATTTTCTATAAACTCTCCTACTTGGTCCTTAGCATACCATTTTTTATCAACTCTTTTAGTTATGTGAGGTAGTATTTTTAATGCCTGTCTATGAACTGCTCTTGGTACCCTATAAGATTGTTCTTGATCGTCTCTTTCTCCTTCTAAATCTATAAAAATATTAGATTCCGCACCTTGAAATTTAAAAATTGTTTGATCGTCATCCCCCGCAATGTAGGATCGTTTACAGAGAGCTTCTATGTAAAAAAACATTCTCCATTGTGAAGGATTTAGATCTTGGGCTTCATCAAGAAAAATAGCATCGAGAGCAAGATGCTTTTCTTCATCAACAAATAGTTTAATCATATCAGAAAATTCATACATAGTTGTTTTTCCTTTGTAGTATTCAATATCTCGTTCTAATTGTTTAACAAAAAATATATCTACCGCACCCTCATGATATTTTAAATCGATACAAGCTTTTTCTAAAGTTATTAACTTAGCTCTAGAATAATTTATAACTTGCAAATTTCTATCTTGATTTATAGTGGCTCCATGTTCATTTATGTATGAGTCAAAATTTATGTCTGAGTAAACAGGATAAACGTTTTTAAACTGTTTCCATTTAATCCCTGTAAGAACTTGTTTTCTTGAAATAGCTAATTCTCTAGTACCCATTGCATGTAAGGTAGATATATATAAAAGTTCTACTCCAGGAAATACATCTTGAACTTTTTTTGATCCATCTAAAGCTGCAGCCTTAGTAAAAGTAACATAAGCTATTCTTTTTGGATCTGTGTGCAAGTTATTAATTTCTTTATTTAAATAATGATGTACTAGTCTATGTGTTTTACCTGTACCAGGAGGCCCCATTATTTTTTTTCTAATTACTGCCATGGTTCACTCTCCATTTCATATTTTTTTGTGCTTGGTTTATCTAGCATAAGGTGTTTCATTTCTAAAACCCTATGTGTTTTACCATCTATTTTTGGAGTAGATTCTTTTGCAAGAAATAAATCTTGCAACATTCTCA